CCGCTGAACTTCGTGCCTTGAATAGCAATACCACCACCACGAGACATACCCATCGCTTCTAGTTGATCCGGGTCTGCTTCGTCTATTGGTAAGGTGCCGGGGTTTTTGGTTACATCACTCTGCATCTTTTCCAGCATCTTTTTCTTGGACTTAGGCAGCTTCATCTTTTTTTTCTTCTTGTCTTCAGACATGGTTCCAATCCTTGTGTCTTCGGTGAATATACGCTCTGCATCTTCAAAGCGTTGCATCTTTTTGCGTAGCTCTGGAGAATAACTGTCTAATATTTCG